ATCCAACATGTGATTCTCCTATTATTGGAGATTTCCTGTATAATACAGGCTCTCGGTTTTGTTATACGTTGGTATTTCTACTGCTGTATTTAGTTTCGCAGCTTTGTTAACTGCTTTTGTTCTTTTTATTTTTGCTATCGTTTCGGGTGAACGAGATTTTCCTTTCAAAGATTCACTGCGTTTTTTATTCGATTCTTCAGAATGGGTTATGCCAGTTAAGCCCTTGTTCCACGCTGGTTTACCGTACATTGGGTTATTTTCACCCTGTTTTCTAATACTCAATTTTTCACGAACTTCATGACTAATTGATTTTCCAAAAAACGGTTGTTTTTCTTTTGGTAGTCCTTTATTCCATGCTACTTGTAATCCAGTTTTACCTTTATTACACGGGGCTATTCCGGTGGTAGAGAATTTTCCAGCGCCATTGTGTTGGTTAAAACTCATGTTACTGTCCGCAGCATTTAAACTAGTCAATAATTTACTTTCCAATTCTCTAATATATTGTGGATTACCAATAACCAAAATGGTTCTTTTCCAATTAGACCGATCTTCAATTATCATTGGTCTAACAAGTTTACTGGAACAAATATAGCCATCATTTGGATGGCAATCTTTTCTAGTTCTAGAGCCTATGTACCATTTTCCAGATAATTTATTTGTCCATTTATACAAATAAGCAACCGTCATTATTTCAATCCATTAATAATATTAACTAAAGATTCTTTGAGATATTTTTGCGCCTGTGGATCACCCTGCACCTCTTGCGCTATTCGAAAAGCGTTATAACCACCACGTGTATTCATTAGGTGTTCATAAATTGGTGTAGGATATGCTCCTGGAGCGGACGGCTGTGCTACCATATCTACTGTGATAATCTCAAAATCTGATACTTCGTTTGATCCGTCATTACTAACGTTTCCAGAACCTCTTGATGAAACACCTAATTTAACGCCGCTTTCCAACATTGTTTTAATTAACTGTCCCATAGGGGTTGGCAAGATTTTAAGCTTGCCATATCCATTAGGACCTTCCATCCACATATTAGTTATCATGTGGCTTACTCGATCTAAATTTATTTTTAAATCATCGGGATGATCTACTTCTCCGAGGACTGAATAACCGTTCTGAATCTGATCGTTGAGGGTTTTAACAGCCTTGCTAATCTCACTCACAGGATAAACCCGCTGGTTTGCATTTCGGATTCCACCTTGAATGCAAATACCAGACATGTACAAGTTTTTCCCTTCTCTGTCATCAGATTCAACGATCATTTGTGCTTCGTTGAAGCTGAGGTTTTCTCGGAGATATAACATAGATTATTTCCCGCTCACAGGTCCGTAAGCTTTAACGCCGCCTGATTGACCTTTGCGTTCCGCACCATGTCCTTTACTAACAGGTTTCAATTTTGGTGCTTTTGAATTACCTGGGACGTTTTGGTTACCACCATCCATTTTTTGTGTAGATGGTTTTAACAACCCACCTTGTGTTCCACCAGTTGTTGATGTACCACCACGTGCGATGTTAGCTGTTGTGCCACCCATATCATTTTTACCTGCTAATGGGCTACGTGTTTGAACACCGTTATCACCGTGTTTAGGTAATGCAACTTTGTTCACATATTCCATAAATGCTTCGAATTCATTTTGTTCTTCTGGTTGATTTTCAAAAGAGTGAGTCACATGTACTTCTTTAACGCCACTGTCGCCAGCGCCTAAATCTGCACCGAATTCATCTTCTTCACCACCGAATTCATCTTCTTCACCACCGAATTCGTCACCTTCTTCATCACCGCCAAACATATCAGCGTGTTCTGGTTCGCTTTCTTCGCCAGCCATTAATTGGTCCAATTCTGATCTCAATTCGTCAATTGCATCTTCAAGGTCAAGAATTCTGTCTTCGTAGTCACCTTCTTCTGAATCATCATCTTCTTCATCATCACCAAAATCTGGTGCATCATCTTCTTCATCATCTTCTGAATCATCACCTTCTTCGTCATCACCGAAATCTGGTGCATCATCTTCTTCATCATCGAAATCTGGTGTGTCAGTTTCTTCTTCCTCTTCTTCCTCTTCAGGACCACCGAAATCAGATTCTAATAATTCTTCATAAATTTCACGTGATTTTCCAACAACAATGTTGTGGAAAATTTCTTTTGCTGCTTCTTGATCTTCATTGATCAAAGCTTCGAGCATAGCTTCAAATTGTGCGCGATCTGTCATGTATAATTCTCCTGTGATAATTACAAGCAAGGCTGTATCTTATTTACTTTATTTAGTAAAAATAGTGGTATAATAGTCAAAAAACGTTATATTTCGCGTTATACGGGTGGTGCTGCCGGGGTTGAATACATCGAATGTATAAATCCTAGTTCACTCTCTTGTTCTAAAATATGAGCTTCGCTACTTTTACGAAGCTCATTTAATTGTCGAAGTGTCAACCGAGTTTTGCGTGTATCACCACGCAAAAATGTTCCACCATCACGCTCTGGTTCATAACGTAATTCACTAGCCATTTGTCTAGTATCAGGATCTATGTAAAATAATTCTCTTAAAATCATAATAGTATTTATACCGGTGGAGGTGTTACTGGTACTGCACCCGCAGCTGAAGCAACTGGCGCTGCTCCTGTTCCATCAGTTGGCAATTCTCCTTCCATTTCTGGAGAGATTCCTAAATCACCCGCCATGCCTAAATCGCCCTCAATACCTGCCGCCGACAATCCAGCGCTACGCAATTCACCAGCTGCATCAGTATGTGTAGGCTGTCCTTTACCACTTTCTTCGCCCCATAAACGTTCGTTTTCTGCCACCTCATCATCAGTTAAACCAAGGAATCGTTTCAAAGCAAATCGTTTACTCATATAGGGTATAGCTTGCAATGTGTTGAACGTATTGATACGTTCACTATCTAACGATGCTTGTCTGGTGCTAGCAAAATTAATTGGTGGATTGAAACTTAATTCAAATAAACTGGCATCAATGTTTACCCCTCGATTGTTCATGTACAATTTAAATTCGCTATCAAATGCTTCTGTAATCAAACACTGTAATCTCTCGCAATATTTGTTAAATCGCAATTCTTGAATATATGCTGTACCAACTCGGCCATCATTAAAACTAGCTTGGCTGTCGTCTGCACCAGTTGGCAAATATGAACTTGGAATTCGTAATCCACGGAATAATTTATTGGTGAAATATTTTAAATCATCAATTTCGCCAAGATTTGTACCACCAGGCAATGTATCTACTTTACTCCCACGACCATCAGCAGTCATTGGGAAGAAATAATCTTCATTAATTGATAACGGATTGTAAGCTGAATCGATTACATTTTGACCGCCACCAGTTTGACTTGGTATTCTTCGTTGATGTATTTCATTTTTCACACGTTCAACAAATGCCATAGCTAAATGGCTAGGCATATTGCCAACATCAATGTGGAATATACGGCGTTCAGGAGCACGTTGAATACGATATATTAAGATCGCATCTTCAAGTAATTCTTTTTGTTTATATACTTTAAATATATTTTCTAATAAACTATTACCAAATGGGTAATTATTATCAAGACCTTCTGATAATGACAAATGAACTACGTGTTCTGCATCAATTGCGTTTTCTGTTTCAGATAACCCCCATCTACTACCAGAGCTACTAGAAGGATAAGCACCAGATGTCCCACGTTGTGTCGAACTTGTTCCCAAATATCCGCTACTTGGAATCACCCCACCACCATTTTGTCGTGGATTAATGTTTGGTGTTATCTGTGTTGCAACTAAATTTTCAAAATTAGGTGCTAAATCTTTAATAACGTATTGTTCTGGTTTTTTACCATCACTTTCATTTACAATTATTTTTACAATTTTACTTGGATCAACCCATGACCATTTCTGTGTTTCTGGGTCTCTGATGAAGAATGCATCACCATATTTGAATACATTTCTAACAATTCTAAAAATCCTAGTATCAAACAATTGTAATGTATTCCATTGTTGTAAATATTCACCAAGAATTCTTACTTCAGAATTTGTTGCTTTACTTCGCCATTTAACAGTAAATGGGCTTTTTCCATCTTTTAATTTTTGTGTACAGAATTCAGCTAGAATATCTAATGCTGCATTGATTTCTGGGTCACTATCCATTAC